AAATTACGCCGGTCACTGCGATTAAGGTGACGCCGACATCCGGTACGGTGGCAAAAGGGAAAACAACCACCCTGACGGTTTCTTTTGAGCCGGAAAGTGCAACCGACAAGACGTTCAGAGCGGTTTCCGCCGATCCGTCGAAAGCCACCATTAGTGTGAAAGATATGACAATTACGGTAAACGGCGTGGCGACAGGTAAGGTGCAGATCCCTGTGGTGAGCGGAAATGGTCAGTTCGCCGCAGTGGCTGAAGTCACCGTTACTGAAGCGGGCGCTGCAGGGTAAACGGAGGTAATACATGTTTCTGAAAACAGAACAATTTGAATATAACGGTGTGTCCGTCACGCTTTCCGAATTGTCTGCGCTGCAGCGGTTTGATTATATAAAGTTTGTTTCAGACGCAGAACAACAGGAGACAACGAAGCATGATGTCGTGCACATTAACCAGCGATATCTGGAAACGGCATCCCTGCTTGTGGCGATGTCGCTATGGCATTCCCATTCCCTCAAAGGCACTCTGGCCTCTCCGGAGACAGAGATGCAGCAGATCCGCCGTGAAGTGATGCTGGGATGGCCTGCTGATGCACTGAATCAGGCAACGAACCGGGTGCTTTATCTTTCAGGTATGCTGGATAACCGGCACGATGCCGATCCTGAACAAACCGGGAAAGCAGAAGCGACTGAGCCGGTAACATCAAAAAAGCATTCGAAGGCGAGCTGAACTTTGTCCTGAAACTGGCGCGAGAGATGGGGAGACCCGACTGGCGCGCCATGCTTGCCGGGATGACATCCACCGAATATGCCGACTGGCGACGTTTTTACTGCACGCATTATTTTCAGGATACCCAACTGGACGCTCATTTTTCCGGGCTGATGTACGCCGTACTCAGCCTGTTTTTTGGCGATCCGGATATGCATCCGGCGGATTTCAGTCTGCTTGCTCCAGCGTGTGAGGAAGAGCAGACGGAGATGCCGGACGAGGAAGAAATGCTGATGCAGAAAGCGACAGGAGTTGCCGGAGGCGTCCGGTTCGGAGGGGACGGAGGGCGCGATATTTCACCTTCTGCGGATGTGGTGGATGTCAGCGAGGATGATGTTGCATTAATGATGGCTTCAGCGGGGATTTCCGGAGGTGTGAGATATGTCCCAGCCAGCGGGTGATCTGGTTATTGATTTGAGTCTGGATGCGGCCCGGTTTGATGAACAGATGGCCCGGGTACGCCGTCATTTTTCCAGTCTGGAGGCGGATGCCAGAAAAACCGCCAGTACTGTTGAACAGGGGCTGAGCCGACAGGCGCTGGCTGCACAAAAAGCCGGGATATCAGTCGGACAGTATAAGGCTGCCATGCGCACACTGCCCGCACAGTTCACGGATATTGTCACTCAGCTTGCCGGTGGTCAGAATCCCTTCCTTATCATGCTGCAGCAGGGGGGGCAGATCAGCGATTCATTCGGTGGACCGCTCAGCCTGCTTACCCTGCTGAAGGAGGAACTTCTCGGGATCAGGGATGCCTCTGAATCATCAGAGGAGTCGCTGTCAGATACGGCAAATGCACTGGCTGAAAATGCCCGGAATGCCGGTGCGCTGGGACGATTTATGTCGGTGGCCCGTGTGGCGGCAGGTGGCGGGGTTGCCGTACTGGCCGCGCTTGCTGCCGCCGCCTGGCAGGCAGAGCAGGCTGACCGGGCCTTATTGCGTTCACTGATCCTGACCGGAGGGGCGGCTGCCACCACAACGGCAGAATTGTGGAAAATGGCCGGGGTGATCAGCGATGAAGCCGGTGGTGGTATCAGACAGGCGGCAGAAAATCTGGCCCGTCTGGCAGAAAGCGGGAAATATACCGCCGGGCAGCTACGGATCATGGGGGAAACCTCTCAGAGATGGCTGCAGACGGTGGGGGACGATGCCGGGAAGGTGGAAAAAGCCTTTGAAGGGATTGCAGCAGATCCGGTGAAGGCGCTGGCCTCCCTGAATCAGCAGTATAACTTCCTGAGCGTTTCCCAGTTACGCCATATTGATGAGCTTGAGCGCACGAAAGGTAAACAGGCTGCGGTGACGGAGGCGATGTCCCTGTTTGCGGATGTCATGAATGCACGTCTGGAGCAACTTGATAAAGCGGCCACGCCGGTGGAAAAAATCTGGGACGATGTTAAAACCTGGACTTCTGACGCATGGGCATGGATAGGTGATCATACACTGGGGGCACTCAGTCTGATCACTGACGTGGTGGCCGGAACCGTTGAACAAGTGAAGCTGCTGCTTGTGCAGGGGGATCTGGCGCTGGCTGAATTTATTCAGTCAGCCTGGGAAACGACAAAGAATGTGCCCGGCGTTGGTGCGTTGTTTGGTGAACTGGCAGAAGAGAACCGCGTATTTATTGAGAAAACAAAACGCGATGAACTGGCGCTGAGAAAATCCATTGCGGAACGGGATGCGCGTATACGCCAGGGGGAAATGGGGTACATCAACCGCTCGCGTGCAACAGGCGTCAGCAAAGGTCCTGGGCAGCAGGAAGCCGTCAGCCGTCTGGCTGAAGAGCTGACAGGTAAAAAGCATACATCACCGAAAACGCGCTCTGCCGGGGAGAGGGAAGAGGAGCAGGCAAGAGAGGCTCTGCTTGCCCTTGAAGCTGAGCTCAGGACGCTGGAAAAACACAGCGGTGCGAATGAGAAAATCAGTCGGCAGCGCCGTGATTTATGGAAGGCGGAAAGTCAGTATGCGGTCCTGAAAGAGGCTGCCACGAAACGGCAGTTATCCTGGCAGGAAAAATCCCTGCTGGCCCATGAGAAAGAGACGCTGGAGTACAAACGCCAGCTGGCTGACCTGGGCGACAAGGTTGAACACCAGAAACGCCTGAATGAGCTGGCACAGCAGGCGGTGCGGTTTGAAGAGCAGCAGAGCGCGAAGCAGGCCGCCATCAGCGCAAAAGCCCGCGGTCTCACTGACCGTCAGGCGCAGCGGGAGTCTGAAGCGCAGCGTCTTCGGGACGTGTACGGTGATAATCCGCAGGCGCTGGCCCGGGTCACCGGGCCGGTCTGAAGTCCGGCTGGGGGGAGTGGGCGGAAAGTGCGACGGACAGTTTTTCGCAGGTTAAAAGTGCTGCCACGCAGACCTTTGACGGTATTGCACAGAATATGGCGGCGATGCTGACCGGCAGTGAGCAGAACTGGCGCAGCTTCACCCGTTCCGTGCTGTCCATGATGACAGAAATTCTGCTTAAGCAGGCAATGGTGGGGATTGTCGGGAGTATCGGCAGCGCCATTGGCGGGGCTGTTGGTGGCGGCGCATCCGCGTCAGGCGGTACAGCCATTCAGGCCGCTGCGGCGAAATTCCATTTTGCAACCGGAGGATTTACGGGAACCGGCGGCAAATATGAGCCAGCGGGGATTGTTCACCGTGGTGAGTTTGTCTTCACGAAGGAGGCAACCAGCCGGATTGGCGTGGGGAATCTTTACCGGCTGATGCGCGGCTATGCCACCGGCGGTTATGTCGGTACACCGGGCAGCATGGCAGACAGCCGGTCGCAGGCGTCCGGGACGTTTGAGCAGAATAACCATGTGGTGATTAACAACGACGGCACGAACGGGCAGATAGGTCCGGCTGCTCTGAAGGCGGTGTATGACATGGCCCGCAAGGGTGCCCGTGATGAAATTCAGACACAGATGCGTGATGGTGGCCTGTTCTCCGGAGGTGGACGATGAAAACCTTCCGCTGGAAAGTGAAACCCGGTATGGATGTGACATCGGCCCCTTCCGTCAGGGAGGTGCGCTTTGGTGATGGCTATTCCCAGCGTGCGCCTGCCGGGCTGAACGCTGACCTGAAAACGTACAGCGTGACGCTGTCTGTCTCCCGTGAGGAGGCCACGGCGCTGGAGTCGTTTCTGGCTGAGCACGGGGGCTGGAAGGCCTTTCTGTGGACGCCGCCTTATGGTTACAGGCAGATAAAGGTGACCTGCGCAAAATGGTCGTCGCAGGTCAGTATGTTGCGTGTTGAGTTCAGCGCAGAGTTTAAACAGGTGGTGAACTGATGCAGGATATCCGGCAGGAAACACTGAATGAATGCACCCGTGCGGAGCAGTCTGCCAGCGTGGTGCTCTGGGAAATCGACCTGACAGAGGTCGGTGGAGAACGTTATTTTTTCTGTAATGAGCAGAACGAAAAAGGTGAGCCGGTCACCTGGCAGGGGCGACAGTATCAGGCGTATCCCATTCAGGGGACGGGATTTGAACTGAACGGCAAGGGCAGTGCTGCCCGTCCGACACTGACGGTTTCTAACCTGCACGGCATGGTCACCGGTATGGTGGAAGATATGCAGAGTCTGGTCGGCGGAACGGTGGTCCGGCGTAAGGTTTACGCCCGTTTTCTGGATGCGGTGAACTTCGTTAACGGAAACAGTGACGCCGATCCGGAGCAGGAGGTGATCAGCCGCTGGCGCATCGAGCAGTGCAGCGAACTGAGCGCGGTGAGTGCCTCCTTTGTACTGTCCACGCCGACGGAAACAGATGGCGCTGTTTTTCCGGGACGTATCATGCTGGCCAACACCTGCACCTGGACCTATCGCGGCGATGAGTGCGGTTATCACGGTCCGGCTGTCGCGGATGAATATGACCAGCCAACGTCCGATATCACGAAGGATAAATGCAGCAAATGCCTGAGTGGCTGTAAGTTTCGCAATAACGTCGGCAACTTTGGCGGCTTCCTTTCCATTAACAAACTTTCGCAGTAATGGATTATGCCCACCGTCAGGTGGGTTTTTTATTTAGTAGTTCTCTCAACTTTTCGTTCTGCTCTCTGAACTTTTCCTGTATTTCTTTTTGCATGGCGATAACCTGGGCTTGAAGTTGAACTAGCGCATCAACATTTAGCGGAACCGAGACGCTGTTGATTTTGTCTGCTATTTCCCCAAGAGTATTTTCTGCATTCAAGGCATCTTCCAGTATCTGCACAATCTCTGAGTTCATAGAGCGCCCGTTTCGTTTGGCTCTCTCCGCAATCGCGTCCCTCATCCCGTCAGGGAAACGCACAACAAACTTTTCGTAATCTTTAACCTGCTTTTCAGCCATAACATCACCTCAAAAAAAACAATGATGGCATATTGCTATTTATATTCAATGATGGCATATTGCTTTCAAGGCATAATGCCATTACGTAAAAAGGAGTGATCAATGGAAAAGAATGAAGTGAAGACAACTCTTCGGTATCCGTACCGTTTTAAGGAGGAGGTGAAACGCATCGCTAAGGAAGAGGGGATGTCAGAAAACTCAGTGTTGGTTCAGGGACTTGCTTGGTGGTTGAAGTACCGGGAGAAAATGCGGAATGCTCTCTAAAAATAACGAAGCCCCGACAGCGGGAACTGGCGAGGCTTCTACATCAACAAATCTGATCGGGAAATATTGACATGAAAAGTATAGCAAAGGCACAAAACGATTTCACCATCTTCAAATTCGGCGACAGTGAAATCCGCGTCATCAACAAGTGCGGTGCGCCGTGGTTTGTAGCAAAAGATGTTTGTGATGCTTTAACTCTGACTAACTCACGCAAGGCGCTTACTGCACTTGATGACGATGAGAAGGGAGTAACTTTAAGTTACACCCTTGGTGGTGAGCAGAATTTAAGCATTGTGAGCGAATCAGGTATGTATACATTGGTTCTGCGCTGCCGTGATGCCGTCAATAAAGGTTCAGTCCCGCACAAATTCCGCAAATGGGTGACAGCTGAAGTTTTGCCATCCATTCGTAAAACGGGGTCTTACGGAAATACACCGAAAGCTAAAAAGGCGTTGCCGGGCAAAATAACCAAAGAGCAGCAGGAAGCCATTAAACAACTCGTCATGAGTCGCGGTCAGTCTCTGCCAAAAGAAAAACAGGCGAAGGCGATGATCACCATGTGGTCGTCACTGAAATCTCATTTTGGGTGTTCATATAAAGAAATCAGCGAGGAGCAGTTTACCGAAGCTCTGTCACTTGCTGCTCGCGTTCCGCTTGAAGGAGAGTTAATCGGCAAACAAGAGAAGAAGCTCAACGGGCTTTCCGCAAAAGAAACAGACAGTCTTGTATGGTTATGGGATTATGCCAACCGCTCACAGGCATTATTCCGCGAACTGTATCCGGCGCTAAAGCAAATTCAATCGAACTATTCCTGCAGATGCTACGACTACGGTCATGAGTTCTCGTATGTTATTGGAATGGCGAGAGACGTTTTAATAAACCACACACGAGATGTTGATATCAATGAGCCAGACGGACCAACGAATCTTTCCGCATGGGTAAGGCTTAAGAACAAAGAATTACCTCCTTCACTACATCACTACTAACAGATTGCCAACGAAATGACCCAGCTTCGGCTGGGTTTTTTATCAGGAGTTCTCATGCTCTATAGCAATATATTGGCGCACGCCCGGCGATGTGCGCCAGCGGAGTCGTGCGGCTTCGTGGTAAGCACGCCGGAGGGGGAGAGATATTTCCCCTGCGTGAATATCTCCGGTGAGCCGGAGGCGTATTTCCGTATGTCGCCGGAAGACTGGCTGCAGGCAGAAATGCAGGGTGAGATTGTGGCGCTGGTCCACAGCCACCCCGGTGGTCTGCCCTGGCTGAGTGAGGCCGACCGGCGGCTGCAGGTGCAGAGTGATTTGCCGTGGTGGCTGGTCTGCCGGGTGACGATTCATAAGTTCCGCTGTGTGCCGCATCTCACCGGGCGGCGCTTTGAGCACGGGGTGACGGACTGTTACACGCTGTTCCGGGATGCTTATCATCTGGCGGGGATTGAGATGCCGGATTTTCATCGCGGGGATGACTGGTGGCGTCACGGTCAGAATCTCTATCTGGATAATCTGGAGGCCACAGGGCTGTATCAGGTACCGTTGTCATCAGCACAACCGGGCGATGTGCTGCTGTGCTGTTTTGGTTCATCGGTGCCGAATCATGCCGCCATTTACTGCGGCGACGGCGAGCTGTTGCACCATATTCCTGAACAACTGAGCAAACGAGAGAGGTATACCGACAAATGGCAGCGACGCACACACTCCCTCTGGCGTCACCGGGCATGGCGCGCATCTGCCTTTACGGGGATTTGCAACGATTTGGCCGCCGCATCGACCTTCGTGTGAAAACGGGGGCTGAAGCCATCCGCGCACTGTCCACACAGGTCCCGGCGTTTCGTCAGAAACTGAATGACGGCTGGTATCAGGTGCGCATTGCCGGGCGTGATGCAGGTGAAACCGAATTATCTGCCCGTCTTAATGAGCCGCTGGCAAATGGTGCCGTGATCCACATCGTACCGCGCCTGGCGGGGGCTAAAAGTGGCGGCGTATTTCAGGCTGTGCTGGGGGCGGCGCTGATTGCGGTGGCATGGTGGAACCCTGCAGGCTGGCTGGGTGCTGCGGCTTTATCGGGCATGTATGCGGCAGGAGCCAGTATGATCCTGGGCGGTGTGGCCCAGATGCTGGCACCGAAAGCCCGGACGCCCACAGCGACCAGCACGGATAACGGTAAGCAGAACACCTATTTCTCGTCACTGGATAACATGGTTGCTCAGGGCAATATTCTGCCTGTTCTGTACGGTGAAATGCGTGTGGGGTCGCGGGTGGTTTCTCAGGAGATCAGCACGGCAGACGAAGGTGACGGTGGTCAGGTTGTGGTGATTGGTCGCTGATGCAAAATGTTTTATGTGAAACCGCCTGCGGGCGGTTTTGTCGTTTATGGAGCGTGAGGAATGGGTAAAGGCAGCAGTAAGGGGCATACCCCGCGCGAAGCGAAGGACAACCTGAAATCCACGCAGCTGCTGAGTGTGATCGATGCCATCAGTGAAGGGCCGGTTGAAGGTCCGGTGGATGGATTAAAAAGCGTGCTGCTGAACAGTACGCCGGTGCTGGACAGTGAGGGGAATACCAACATCTCCGGTGTCACGGTGGTGTTCCGGGCTGGTGAGCAGGAGCAGACTCCGCCGGAGGGATTTGAATCCTCCGGCTCCGAGACGGTGCA